AAAGTTACATAGTCCGTGTACGGCGGACACTGTTTTCCCCAAAAACACAAACACACGTTCGATAAATCAGATGTTAAATTCGCTACATAAAAGTTGATCTATTCCAATTTGTCAATAGTAAAAATGCACAAAGATCTACTAAATCTTTGTGCATAATGCATATTGATTTTTAAGTTTTCAGACAATTCAACGAGTTTTCAAAGTTGTTTACACAACACGAAAAAACAGTGTCCGCGGTAGACGGACACCATTAGTCCGTCTAGCACGAACACTTGTTCGATGTGGATAACTCGTACATGAACAAAAGTTCTGGTTGACAATTTTATATAGTAGGTTTAAAATGGATTATAGATAGGAATAGTCTATCAGAAAGAGAGGAAATAAGAATGGTAATTAACGTACACGCGGGTCACAATCCGCACGGAAAAGTAGCTTGCGGCGCTGTAGGTCTGATTTCAGAATCATTGGAAAACAGACGTGTAAAAGATCTGGTGGTTGATGAACTCCGGCGCATGGGTCACACCGTTTATGACTGTACAGTTGAAAACGGGCTTACACAGTCTGATGTGCTGACTAAGATTGTAAAGAAGTCAAATGCGCACACGGTTGATCTTGATTTGTCAATACACTTTAATGCATCAAGTTCTGCGACGGCTAATGGAGCGGAAGTATGGGTGTATAATGATAAATCAAAAGCCATGGATAAAGCTAACGACATTTTAAATGCAATCTGTTCGCTTGGATTTAAGAATCGCGGAATTAAAAAGTCTGAAAAGTTGTACTTTTTGCGTAAGACGAAAGCTCCCGCCGCAATTATCGAATGTTGCTTTGTAGGCTCTGAAAAAGATGTATCATTATATAACGTTGAAGAAATGGCGGCGGCTATTGTTTACGGAATTACTGGTACAAGGTGCATAGGTACGGATGAATCGGAAAAAACATTGCAGAAAGATGAAGAGGACGTTTCAGAAGTTATGGGTGTCGGCAAGATTTACCGTGTATGCGTATTAGATCAGAAAGGCGCTTTTCACAATGCGCAAAATGCCGCAAATTTGAAAGACGCACTTGAGAAAAGCGGTTACAATGTACTGATTACAGAATCATAAGGAGAAAAATGGACAAAAAGAAAATTATTGCAATAGCTAAAAAAGTATGTGAAAAATGGTACGGTGTCCTTGTGGACACCGTAGCCATGTATAGTGATGGTTCAAGCGCTATAGTATTTGCCGTCGACACAGAAGTTACAATACAATTTGTTATAGTAGAGGTAAACAAAAAAGAGAATGTAAACGACATTATAGAGAGAGCAAATACACGCATAGCATTTACTATATGCGCAGAAAGGATAAGGCATGTATAACAAAGATTATCTCTTATCTTTGCGCGGAAAACAGCGGCGCGAGATGTACAAGCAACTTGTGCCGCTTGCAAATAATCAAAAAGCGCGAATTGAAAAGCAAGGCTTGGAGAAAGAAAGTGTGCTAAATGTACTACATAAGCGGACTAACTGGGATATAGATAAGTACAATTCACGCGCTTATCTTAAGTTGGTTCGATTTGTTACAGCGCGCTCTCATACTTTAACTGGGATAAAGGAAATAAGGCAGGAACGTACGCAAGCATTACGCGATATGGGAATATCTGAAAATCTGTTAAATGAAGCAGATTTTTATACCTTTTTGCATAGTCAAGAATACAAAAGTTTAAAAATGCGAAACCCATCGGAGGATATCATCGAAATTTATGATTTACTTTTTTCGCAGGGTAAGTCACATACAGAAATACAACAAGAATTGCAAGAATATTCTAGCGCTGCACATGTTTATGTAAAGGGGAAGGTTTTATGGTAATATCTGTACAGCAGACTAAAAATGGAAAAGAAACGATTGAAACTAAAGAAACAGTGTATTCTGTAGCGTCATACCCATATGACGCTACAGCTTTAGATTGTACTACAGTACGGAAAAAAGGGCGAAACGGACTTACATATATAGCGCGTCCGGCAACGTTTGACATAGAAAGTACAACTATAGACGGCGAAAAACCAGAAGCATTTATGTATCATTGGCAGTTTTGCCTGAATGGTAAAGTCTGTTTTGGGCGAACTTGGGAAGAATGGATAAATTTTATGCATAAGCTAGGAACTACTTTGGAATTGGACGCTAAAAAAGTGTTAGTAATATATGTCCATAATTTAGCTTATGAATTTATGTTTATAAAGGATTTTTTGCATATAGAATCACTTTTTGCGAGAGAAGCGCACAAGGTTATTAAAGTTTTAGCTTGCTTGGGTAATGATTACGGGAAAAGTATAAATAAAGTTGGGAATGTTTCACGTGAAACATTTCTTCTTCCCTTTTTTGAATTTAGGTGCAGTTATTTTTTATCAAATATGTCTTTATCTAAATTTTGCGAAAATAGCAAATTTTGCACACACTATAAATTAGTAGACACTTATGATTATAGAAAAATACGGACACCGTCGACGCCGATGACAGAGGAAGAATTAGCGTATTGTTATAACGATGTAAAAGGTTTAGAAGAGTGCATTTTGTCGAAATTAAATGACGAGTGTGACACGTTAGCTACCATACCTTTAACATCGACAGGCTACGTGCGGCGAGAAATGCGTGCAGAGTGTCGAAAATATCCAGAATATCGCGAACTTTTTGAAATACTTATGCCTACTGCACAAATTTATACGTTATTGCGTCAAGCGTTTCGTGGTGGCAATACTCATGCGTCAAGGTACTATGCAGATGCTGTCATAGAGGGAGTTTACAGCAAAGATAGAGTGTCTAGCTATCCGGCATGTATTGTGTCTGATTTATACCCAATGACACCATTTATAGTGTACGAACCTAAGTCTTACGCACAACTTATAGCGGATTGTGGAAAAAAGAAAAATGCTATAATAATGCGTATAACTTTATTTGATTTAGATGTGCACGACGATGTGACCGTGCCATATATTGATTTTGCGCACTGTATAGCCTACAGTAAAAATTATGTAAATGATAACGGACGAGTGTTATCAGCCGATTGGATAACATATGCTTGTACAGAGTTGGACTTTTTAATCATAAATAATCAATATAGCTACGATACTACGCGCTTAGAATGGCTAGAGGGCTACAAGGCAGAGAAAGACTACTTGCCTAAACCCATAGTTGACACAGCTCTTTCTTATTATGACAAGAAAACACAATTAAAAGGTGTGAGCGGAAAAGAATATGAGTATGCAAAAAGCAAAAATAAGGCTAATTCCGTTTTTGGTGTTATGGTTACAGATATATGTCAAGGCGAAATAGCATATATAGATGGCGTTTGGTCTAAGACTATGCCGGATAAGGAAAGTGCTATAGCGGCTTATGCCGCAAGCAAAAACTCTTTTTTGCTTTATCAATGGGGGGTTTACATTACAGCAAATGCGCGTTATGAACTGCAATGCATGATTGACGCGTGCGGATATGATTTTGTTTATGGCGATACAGATAGCGTAAAATTTATTGGCAAAAAACATTTAAAATCTTTTGACGACAGAAATAATTATTTATTATCTAAAAAACAAAAGTACAGAAATTATAGTGATCGTTTAAACGATGACGGCACAACAACGCGATACACGCTCGGAGTATGGGATGACGATGGATTCTATAAAAAGTTTAAAACATTGGGAGCGAAAAAGTATGCATATATTGCGGACGAAAAAAATAAAAAGACTGGGAAGATAGAGGAAGTTTTGCATGTTACTGTTTCTGGTTTGTCTAAGGATAAAGGTGCGGCAGAATTAGCACGTGGCAATGGTTTAAGCGATTTTAAGATTGGGAAAATATTTACTGATTCCGGGCGTACAGTATCATACTTTAACGAGAGTAACGTGCATACTATAAAAGTAATAGATTGCTATGGGAAAGAATGTGAGTTTACATCAGCGTCAAACATAGCAATAGTTGACACGACTTATACTTTAGGCATATCTGATGAGTACGCCGCCGTTTTAGGCTCTTGTATAAATTTTTTTGAATAATTGCAGAATAATAGTTGACAAAATAGAGAAGTAGTGTATAATAGATAATGTAAGGAACATACAAAACAACCAAACAAGAAAGAGAGGAAACAACATGACATTAATTGATTTATTTACAGCGAACGCAGAATGGGATACAAAAACAGAATTAACTATTAGCTATAACCATTTAGGCAATACTAAATGGGATTCTGGGCAGGCTTTAGACATAATTTATAAATATGAAAATTTTGAAGTTTTAAGTTTTTATAAAAACTCATTATTTTTAAAAGAACAAGAATAAGCCGAAACGCACTAACGTACAAGAATACATATTATTTAAAATAGAAAAAACCTCTTGACATTCTATCAAATCAGTTTATAATAAATAATATAAGGAAACAAACAATAGCACAAGAAAGTGAGGAAAACAACAATGGTAAGAATATCAGAAGATACACAGCATAATTTAATGAGAGCGGTAGAGAGTTGTAGTAACTACTATAAAAACACAACTCACACTTATAACTTTAAAGAAATATACCGTGATACAGATAATACTTTTGTCTTTCACGTCACAAGAATTTCTAATAAAGATCTCGGGCGTTTGGTAGAACCGGAAACAGTTGGATACATTAAATTATATTTAGATAATAAAACAAAAAAGACTGAATTTTTCAGATAAAGCCGAAACGGGAGAAACATTCTCCCGTCACTGAAAAGATAGCAACTTACAGTCTGACGATGGCAAGCTATAATAAGCTACGCAGTTTTCGCTACATTATACAAAGAAAGAGAGGAAAACAAAATGGAAAAAGTAATTTCCAGAACTATCCCAACAAAAGTAGTATACCAGATCATGACGGTATCGCCAACAGACGGCATTAAAATGGGAGACCTTGTAGAATGGGATCATGAGATTACCACAGCGGCGGAGAGAGACGAGATTTTAGGGTCTTTCGGTATTGCAAAGGGCAATCTGATTGAGGTTGACCGGAAAGAGGAAACACGCTTCATGCCGTTGTCTACGTTCATCGAAAATTCGATGACAGCAGAAGAGTATGACGCTTACAAAGCGTCAAAGAACTAGAGATCATAGCAAGCAACATTTTTAAATGTTTCACGTGAAACATGCTTGCGCCATTAAATTCAATTAGAGAAAAGGAGAAAAAATTATGTTATATGCAACAGGTAAAGTATATTCCACATTTTCAAAAGATGGTAAATTTTCGATTATGGTAGCGATCACAGATGAAGCCGCTGCGGCGTTGATTGAAAAAGCTTCTATCAATACCGAAATCGATTGCCCTATCAAGACATCTGATGACGGCACAAAGCTTGTAAAGGCACACACCCAGTTTGACTTCCCCGTCTATCTCGATGGTGTCGAGCAGAAACCGGAAGATGAAACAGCAATTAAGGCGGAAGAGATCGGCGCAGATTCAGAAGTGGAAATCGCGTTTAAGGTTGTTGAGGGCAAGTACAAGGGAAAGAAGTACCAGAGCGCATACCTCAAGGGAATTGACATTTCCAAGCTTGTTCCCGCAGAACCGTACAACCCGTTTAATCGGTAAGATCGGCGTGCAATGCCATTCACGGCATTGCACGGCGTAAGAATGGCATTTATGGCATGTACGGCGAAACGGCAAGGCTTGCCGTACATGGCATAAAACAACAATTTATGTGGTACTATTGCATAGACTTCAATTACGAAATTCCTCCTAATCCTTACAAAAAATGTCCTAAGTCCGCGTAATTGGAGTCTATGGAGTAGTACCGGATTGGTTTTTGTGGGCGTAAACCGACGGGAAAAACCGTGCCCCGCGCCGTGGTTGGTGCGAGCCGATACCGCGAAACTCTAAAACTATTAACGCGGCGGTAATTCTGTTAATTGCTACCGCCGCAGAAAAGAGGAGAAAATGAGTATTGTAATTGTAATGTTGTTTATTGTGCTTGATTTTATCACGGGAATTGTTATGGCAGTTAAAAACAGTAATTTTAACAGCAGTGTGATGCGTGACGGACTTTTTAACAAGTTCGGTGAAATCGTCATTGTGGCTGTTGGATTTTTGATTGACTACGGACAGAGTTTTCTTGATATGGGCTTTAGCGTTCCTGTGCTTGAGAGTATTTGTGTATATATTATTTTGATGGAAATCGGCAGTATTTTGGAAAATGTCAGCCGGATAAATAAAAGCTTAGTGCCAGAAAAGATAAGAGAGATCTTGGAGAAAGCGCCTAAGAAATAAGAAATGTTTCACGTGAAACATTTCTATGGACTATCGTCTAACGGTAGGGCAACGGATTTTAACTCCGTCAATGCGGGTTCGATTCCCGCTAGTTCAGTTTAAAGGGGGAAACGTAATGTCTTTTTATAATCTTGATAGTATAAAAAAAATAAAAGACTTAGATAATGATGAACCAATTTTGAGAATGATTATTGGAAACCGTAGCGCCGGAAAGACAACGGCACTTTTAATTGAAAGTTTGAAAAATGTACAGAATGATAAACAGGTTGTCTTTTTGTATCGGACACAGGACGAAATTTCGAGCAGTGGAAAGATGTATGAAGATGTACTGGATATTTACCCAGAGTATGGAAAAGTTGTGACTAATAAAAGCATCGTAAAAGGCTTGATAAGTGCAATGATGCTACATGATAAAGATGATAACGTTGTACTACTTGGATACGCGGTATACTTTAACAATACCGATAAACTTAAAAAGTACAGCCCAATGTTTAAAGATGTTAGTATGATTGTTTTTGATGAATTTGTACTTGAAAACAATGGCTATTTAAAAAATGAAATAACAAAGTTTGAGAGTACTTTGAGAACGATCTGTAGAGGTAAAGGAAAACAGGTACGAGAAGTACCAACTTATCTAATGGCAAATTATGTAACACTTCTCAATCCGTATTTTATTTATTTTGGAATCCACAAAAGATTGCGAGATAACACAAATTTTTTGCGTGGGCATGGATGGGTTGCACAATTTGTTATTAACAAGGATGCACAGAACGCCATGAACGAAAGCAAATTTGCTAAAGTGTTTAAAAATAGCCAGTATCAGAAGAGTAGCGCAGATGGTGTATATCTATGTGATGCAAGCGCTTTTGTGGAAAGTATTAGCGGAAACAGCCGTTATATATTTACGCTAGTTTGTGGAAAAGATAATTATGCGGTCAGAGAATACCCAGAAAAAGGTATTGTGTATATTGACAGAACTGTAGACCAGAGTTGTAAATATCGCTTTACGTTTGACGCGAGCAGTCATAATGCAGACACTTTGATGTTGAGTAGTCAGAGTTTTATCTATGACTATCTTAAACGGTCTTATGACTTGGGATTGTTAAGATTTAAAGATCTGAAATGTAAAGATATTGTGCTTGATATACTTAGTGTGAGGTTGATGTGATGGGTAGACGATCTGATTATCGTGATTATGGTTACACTAGAGCAGTTTGGAACGGCTTATATAATTTAATCAACAACGAAATAGGCTTAGCCGCGTTGCTTGGTAACTTATGGGCGGAGAGTGGAATTGTGCCTTATAGGTGCGAAAACGATAATAATAGTACAAATTTTTTTAATAGAAGCCGTATTTATACTAACAGTGTAGATAATGGTACTATAACGCGCGAACAATTTATAAACAGCGGTTTAGACGGAGATACAGTGCATAAGGGTTATGGGTTGGCACAATGGACATACTACACGCGTAAGACAGGTTATTATGATGCATGGAAAAGCGGTGGATATAGTAGTATAGGTAGCATTGAATTAGCGCTTTATTATTTAAGTTACGAACTAGAAACATCATTTTCGAGCACTCTTGAGGTTTTACGAAATGCTACAGATATGCGCACAGCGAGCACATATGTGCTTAAAAACTTTGAAAATCCAACCTTGCAGGGGCAAGATGTCCAAGATTATCGTTTTGCTTGTAGTATGGATGTTTACGACGATATGCATGGTAACTTGCCGCCGGAAATAAAAGTGTTGACAATAGACCCTATTAGTGCTAGTATAGTAGATGGGGAAAGTATTAGAATTACTGTTAATGCTAACTCGGAATGGACTTATAATCTTGGACAGTATTTAGCCGCGACAAAAGAAGATAATGCTTTGATCGTTAGCAGCAACGCAAACGGTGCGCAAGTTACAAGCGTTGTAAACTTTTGGTTGGTGGATGATAGGAACGTTACTGCACAATGTCAGATTGGTATAAACAGACCCGCGCCACCCATCCCCGAAATTAACGTAACACCGTATAGCCAGAGAGCAAACGTTGGTACTGTTGTTAGGTTTAATGTAAGATCAAATTATGATTGGGGAGTTAATGTACCATATGGTGCAGAACTTGTTAAAAAAGAAAGAGGTTATTGCTATATCAAAGTAAATGTTACAGCATTGCAGAGAGTTGTTATACGTTTCTTTATTTTAAGTGATACAAATATTTATCAAAATTGTACTATCAATATATACGGTGTAGCACCTATTCCAAGTGCAAGAAAGACACCGTTTATATACTATTTAAAACCATTTTTAGGGAAAGGAAGGTAGAAAAAATGACAGCAGATGAAGCTTTAAAAGCAATCTTAGGCAAGATTGACGCGCCGGAAGAATTAGACGAAGAAATCAATGTGATTACAGAATCCATCAGAAGTGGCGCGAATGTAACAGATGACGGCTACAAGGAACGGTATGAGGGCTTGCGCGAAAAGTACATTGCGCGTTTTGGCGAAATGTTAGCAGGGCAGGAAACACCGAAAGCAGACATTGAAGAACCGAAAGCCGATGTTGGCGTGGTCGAAGATGTGACGCCGGAAATGCTTGACTTTGACGGAAGTACAGAGTGAGAGAGGAGAGAAAAAATGGGTAACAAAGTGGCGGCTACAAACGTAGCCATTTTAAATGCAGTGCGATCAATGCAGAGTTTGGAATATCGTGATCGAATCCCCGAAGCTACAGCGGAGAATATCTCGAGCATTTACGAGAATCTGTTGAACATCGTTCCATTACGAAATGCATTTGCTAACGCATTAGTTGAGCAGATCATGGAACAGAGAATCGAAACCGTCTTTTTCGAGAATCCTCTGGGAGTGCTTAAGAGAGACCCGATGCGTTACGGCGGAACAGAGGAAGAAATTTTTATCAACATGGCAAAAGGTAAACAGTTTAACCAGTTCGCGACCGTTGCAGAACTGTATGCTTACTATCAGTCGAGCGTTATGGCGGCGTATCACAAGATCACACCCGCTATCCAGTACGCGGTTACAGTTACTTTTGACAATTTGCGTACAGCGTTCCGTTCAGAATATGGCGTGCGCGATTTAATCAATGCAAAAGTACAGAGTCTTTTTGCGGCGGCAAATTGGGATGAATATTTGTGTATGAAGCGTCTGATTGAGAGCGCGAGCGCGGCAGATCAGCTCTATGCGGTCAATGTTGCAGACCCTACAGCGAGCGCAGAAAACGCGAAGAAGCTGACAAAGCTTGTAAAGGCTTACATTGGTCAGATGAAATTTCCCCATCCCGAGTACAACATTGCCGGAGCAGACAGTTGCGCAAACGATCAGACAATCTTTTATATCACAACGCCGGAAATTGACGCGGAGTTAGACGTTGAAGTGCTTGCAACAGCCTTTAACATGGATAAAGTTGACATCAATGTCCGTAAAATTATCATTGACAAGTTTGACGACCCCAATATCAAGCTTGCACTGTTTGACATGAGATTTTTTAATGTACGTGAGAATTTCCGGACACTGACCGATTCGAGAAACGGCGCGGCGCTGACTTGGAACTACTTTTACACTATGAGCGAAATGTTTTCCTACTCTCCGTTTTTCCCGTGCATTGTTTTTACGACCGATACGGTTGGACTTACAACCGTAAGCGTTACAGATACTGCCGGAAATGTTGGAACTGATGTTGAGGTTACAGCCTTAGTAACAGGTACAGATCAGTACACGCCGCAGATGCTCGATTTTGACGTTGACGGCGCGACAAGTCAGTATACAAGTTTTATTCCGGGGTCGAATATCTTGCATATTGCCAATGACGAGAAAGCGGCAACGCTTACCGTTAAAGCTACTTCAAGGTACAAGACTACAGTAAGCGGTACGGGAACTGTCACAGTTAATCACTAGATCAACAAGGGGGGCGTGATGCTCCCCTAGAAATGAGGTTAGCATGGAAAATATGATTCCAATGCCAATGCAAAAAAATGTAGATGGAATTGCACCTATTGCACAAGTGAGAATATGCCGCGGTATTCCGTGGGATTCTTCTTATAATCATGTACGACTTTTTAACAGCCGAGAAGAACTTTTCGCATATGTTGATAGCAAGGCAATATATAGCACTGACAATGCCGCGCCAGTTAAAAGAGGTTATGCGGACTTTGCCGCGCCTGTCAATGAGTTGTACGCAGACAGCGCTAACTATATCGCATTTAAAAATGTAGGATATATGGATGACTGGGCGTATGGCTTTATAACAAATGTCGAACCAATGTCTGTTAATTCATGTCGCGTGCATTTTATTATGGACGTATGGACAAATTGCCAATTTGATATGGTGCTTAATAAGTGTTATATAGAGCGGCAAATTGTGAAAAAGTCTGATGATGTTATAGGCAAGTACACTTTCCCAGAGGGCTTAGAAACGGGCGAATATATTGTTAAACAGGAGACAGAACAGAATTATGACGCACCGGAACTAAGTGATCGAAACATTATGAGCGTTGTTATCCCTAGCGCTTTTGACGAGAGCGGAAATTTTAACGGCGGAGAATTTAGAGATGATGTGTATACTGCTATCACTTTTAACGTTTTCGATAATGGAGACGGCGTAAACGATTTTTTAATTGCCGCTAACGCAAACGGTACTATTGATGGGATTCTGAACGCGTTTATGATGCCGACAAGCTTTATTGCCGAAGAAACACAATTTAAGCAGTTAAATTTACCTAAAAAATATGACAGTATTGATGGGTATGTACCAAAAAATAAAAAGTTATTTTGTTATCCGTATAATTTTTTATATGGTAATAACAACAACGGTACGGGAATTGAGTATAAGTATGAATATTTTTCAAGCGAAGCTTGTAGTTTTACTTATACTGTAGCAATGACACCCAACCCGTTATTAGTATCTTATCCAATACAGTATAAGGGCTTTGCACAGGATTACACAGATATGCTTACATTTTCGGACTACCCAAAATGCGCAATAATGACAGATGCGTACAAAGCATATGTTGCACAGATGACAAGTACGGCGGGAGCGAGTGCTTTAATAAGTGCCGGAGACGTAGTGTCACAAGGTGTTGACACAGCCGCCGGAGTTTTTAGCGGAGTTGGAAAAGCATTATCTGGTGCAGGTTTTGGATTTTTGGGTGCGGCGGCAAGTGGAGCGGGAAGCGCCATAGCAACAGGAAGGCAAGCCGCGAGTGATGCTTTTAAGTCTAGCCCACTTGCGACACTTAGTAGCACTGATTGGTCGGAAGTCATTGGAAACGGTATAAAATCGGTAGTTAATCATTTTTTACAACCAAGCGGAAATGTAACTACTTCTAGCGGCAATGCTAGTAAGATTATCGGTAACGATCACATCAGCTATTATCCTATGCAAATTCGCGCAGAGTATGCGCGCAAAATTGACGACTATTTTACAATGTTTGGGTACAAGATTGGAGAGATCGGACAACCCGCAATCAACAATAGATCGGCATGGGATTTTGTCAAAACACGTAATTGCACGATCAGCGGTAACATTGACCTTGATTACCTTGTTGTTTTACGATCAATATTTGATCGCGGTGTGACAATATGGCACACCAACGACATTGGAAACTATGGCTTGTCGAATAATTAAGAAGGAGTGTAAAGAATGAAAAATCAATCGAAAGACGCAGAATATTTCAGCGTGCCACAGTATCGCAATTATTATATACGATATTTTAATATGCTACACGAAATGATTGTGAACCGCTTTGAGTGGCTAGGACTGCCGGACGAAATTCCGCCGAGAGTAATCGAAGATTATCTTTTTTGGTGGGGGCAAGCAGTGTTTTTTGAGGATGATGTGCTTGAAAAATATGCTGTTATGAAAACCAATATGGGCGGAACTGTAGATATTTACGGCGTACCGAACATGCGTTTTGCATATGCGCAACAGTATTTTAAAACTCTTAATAAAGCAAACAGCGTTATTGTTTGGGATAGTGCCATTGGTTATCCTAGCGTAGATTATGTACAGATGTATGCGGAGAGTTTGGCTAATATGAGAATGACAAGAAATTTAAACATTTACGCACAAAGAACACCTGTTATTATTGCAGGTAGCGATAACCAGAGATTAAGCACAAAAAACCTTTTTAAACAGTATAATGACTTTGTACCTTTTATTTCTGTCAGAGACGGCGTAAGCAACATTGACAATATAAAAGTGCTCAACCTAAACCCACCGAACGTTTTCGGCGACATAACAACAGCAATGCGGCAAGAAATTGCTGACTTTTGCATACAGTTTGGTATAAATAACATTGACGGCACAAAAAAAGAGCGTTTAATTACGAGCGAAATTGAACAAGATGCAGATTTGACGCTCATTAACCGCCAATCATTTCTCGGAGTGCGCAAGCGTGCTTGTGAACAGATTAACCGCCTTTTTGGGCTTAGTGTTGATGTGCGCTACATCGGCAGCGGACTTGGCGTTGAGAGAAAAGAAAACCTTGAGAGAGGGGGCGGAGAAAATGGCAACATATACGACCAGAATTAGGGAATATATCGAAAGCTTTACAGACTGGAAGAATGTAAATGCTACAACATACGACAAAATAGCCACAGGACGACCTCACCTTTTTGATTTTTCGTATCCATGGTACAATGAGGACGAGACAAGCCGCGTAGAATTTGAACGTATGTTTATTATCCATTTTTATATGAGCGAAATCGGATTCGAGACAATCGGTCTTTTTAAGCTCAAGCTTAATGACACACTGACACGAAACATGCCAAGATACAAAGCGATGTATGACAGTAATTTAAGCGTAGCACAAATTTTGGAAAATACAAACATAACATTTGACGACACCGACACGAGCGACGGAAGCAACACATCACAGGCAGACAGAACCATGAACGACACTAACAATAGTAGCGCTAATGACCAACGCATTAACAGTGATAACCCACAAGTTAATTTTTCCGGAACGGACTATGCGTCCGGCATGACTAGAGGACAAAGCACGGAAGAGGACAGTAGAACCGTTAGCGAACAAAACACAGGCAAAAGTAATACGTCCATTGTAGACACAAGCCATCGGACAGAAAAAGGATGGCGTGGCAGTAAAATGAACGAACTTATTATGTACCGCGAGCACATTGTAAACGTTAATAATGCGATTATTGCAGATTGTGAGGAATTGTTTATGTCAATTTTTGATGATTTTTCCGAGCATGGCAATGATTTTAATATGGCGGCATACGGAAACCGCGGAAACTTAGGCTTATCTATTGATTGGATGCGATAGAAAGGAGAAAGAAATGGCGAACAAAATTAACCCGTTTGACCCTAACGTTAATTCCGGTCTGTACAACGTACACTTTCCTGACTTTGCGTTTTGGTTGCAAAAAACTCAACCACTTGTTTATGATGATGCGCTATCGTATTATGAGGTATTATGCCGGATTAGCGCAATGCTTAATCAGCTTATTAAACAGGTAAACGATCTTACAGACGCACAAAAGCAATTTATTAAAGACGCAACAGACCTTTTAAACAAGATTATAAACGAATGGAACTCTATTGTCGATCAATGGAATAACATTGTGACAGAATGGAACTCTATTGTCGATCAATGGAATAACATTGTGACAGAATGGAATGGCATGAAAACCACGTGGGCGCAATGGTCTGCTACTTGGGCGCAGTGGGTGTCTACTTTTGCGCAGTGGACGGAAACTTTTAACAACATGGTACAAAATAACAACCAGTTCCAAACAGATATTACAAATCAGTTCAACTCATATAAAGAAGAAATTAACAATATTATCAGCAACTTTGAGAATGAAGTGAATGAAAAAATCAAAGATTTTGTAACCGTAGGAATTTTGGAGCACGTTGTAACTTACGGCGGAATCTGGGAACAAGTTGTGACGTTAGAGCCAGGTGCAAGCACGAGAATCTTACTTCCGGAAAGTATGCAGAAAGATGGATTATACTTTCTTGCTAATGCAAGTATTGACTGCGAAGGAATCATTGTTAATGTTGACAAATGGACGGTTGTCGCTTACAATGCTAGTACGCAAACGAGAAACCCGAACTTACAAGTGTATGCGCTTGGAGAGTTTGGCGTATTAAGTCGACATGGAGGGATGTAAAAATGTATAAAAGAGATTATCACCCAGACGAAAATTTAATTTTTGAGACAGAACACTATAAGTTTCCGGTGTCCAAGAGTACCACGGAAGACCCCGATCTTGCAAGAACTGTAAAAATCGACGAAGCGCTATACGACGAAGCAAAAGTAAGGTTAAACGAAGATACAAAACTAAACAAAAAAATTGATGATGAAACCAAAAACAGAGAAAACGCTGACCAGTCGTTGGAATCAGAAATCTATAAAATAACGCCAAGTATCAAATTTTTGCATTTTGGTAAAAATGATTTTGCCGTATTAGGCGGTTCTCCGGTAAATGTAGAAGTTTTTATAACAATGCTAAAGATAAATGATATTATTATTATGTTCCATAGAGTTATATTTGCTGGGAATGCTCCAAGTAATTTTATTTCTTACACTGCACAACTAGATCTGACAAAAGTAATACCGAGCGGCTACAAGGTAAGCAATTTTAGTATATGGCATTCTTTAATACACAAATCCGATAACATTTTAGCTATTCGTAGCAATGATATACAAATTATAAACAATAATAAATATCTGTACTACCAAACACAAGAACCTACTGGATGCGTTTTTTGCGGTACTACAATTTGCATGTTATCGGAATAAGTTATCCACATCGAACAAGTGTTCGTTCTAGACGGACTAATGGTGTCCGTCTAACGCGGACACTATTTTTATTCATGTGTAAGTTATCCACATCGAACAAGTGTTCGTGCTAGACGGACTAATGGTGTCCGTCTACCGCGGACACTGTTTTTTCGTGTTGTGTAAACAACTTTGAAAACTCGTTGAATTGTCTGAAAACTTAAAAATCAATATGCATTATGCACAAAGATTTAGTAGATCTTTGTGCATTTTTACTATTGACAAATTGGAATAGATCAACTTTTATGTAGCGAATTTAACATCTGATTTATCGAACGTGTGTTTGTGTTTTTGGGGAAAACAGTGTCCGCCGTACACGGACTATGTAACTTT